GCACTCTGACTTTAAAACTTCATTCATCTGAGCCATATACTTGTCTTTGCCTAATCGCCTTGATACAAAACCTTGTTTGCCTTCATATTGAGCCATATAGTTTTCCACAGATATGTGGATATCATTGTTCATAACAAATTGTGTTTGTGGACAATCCAACAAAATTGACCAATTCTGCATGTTTTCTGCATAGTCGACTTTATTCTTATAAGTCGAATCTGCGTATGCCATGCGTAGGTTGTCAGAAAGGGTTGTTTGAGACTCTATTGCAAACGCGAGAAGAAAACAAGTTGCGAACGGAAACTTATCGCTATACTTTTTGACTTTATAATGCGTATTGGGATTAAATGATTCGATGTGAATATTGTCTTCCATAAGTCGCATATGGTTTCCAATAGATGCATATTTCGGAGAGTTCATATCACAGTCAACGAATAGGCAGTCCTCTGGATCGATGCCCTCCGCGAGAAGTAAAAGATTTTTATCATATGTTCCAACAACCGTTGCACCGTTATATTGACAGATTAATTTTGCGGAGACCAACCCATCAATATCAGGAGATATGATTAGATTTTTTGAGTAGTCAAGTGTTGCGAGTATTTCTTTTTTCAAAACTCTCCTAAAAATTGTATTATAATTATATTTATCATGTCAGTACAAGATTGGCTAGGCCTAACACTTACCGCTCTTTCCATTGTAGCATTGATCACTGGTGGAATCAAGTGGCTTGTAAAACATTATTTATCTGAACTCCGTCCGAATTCTGGATCAAGTTTAAAAGATCAGGTCAATAGGCTTGAGGAACGAGTTAACAGTATTTACGATCATTTGCTAAATAAGTAATATCTATATATAATATATATAATATATTTAACTATAGTATATATCTTTTATATTTATATATATTTAAAGTATACACTATGATTTTTTGTTTGTCAAGTTCAATACCCCCTGGTGATGAAATTTATAATTATGTTATAATTTTACTATGTGCGGAACATCGTCTATCAACCAAGTTGGAGCAAATCCAATAAATATTAAATGGAAAGTTGTTCGTGGTGACACTGCCACTCTTAGAGTAGATTTTTTAGAAGATGATGAAATAACCGTAATTGATATAGATGACTGGTCTTTTGCTTCAAGTTCCTATGATGCTTCTGGCGATTTACTAGATGAACTTATAGTTGATAAGTATGATGGGTATGTGATTATTACAGCCCCCGCCGAAACTACAAAATATTGGGGAGTTGGCTATAAATCTATAGTTGCAGACCTACCGTTTGATCTAGAAATTACAACAGATGATAGCGTTGTTTGGACTCCAATAATTGGCACAATTACAGTATATAGCGACATAAGCCCAGGTGCTTTGTGATAATCAAAATTACCGCTCCAGCCGTTACGCCAGCAAAAGTTATAAAGGTAAATGAAAAAATCTTTATAATTAAAACTGGTGAATAGTTGTGGTATCTCAAAAAGTTGATATTCCAGGAAAAGCAAATCATAAAAAATCTTATGCTGAAGCAGTAGAATCACTACAATCATCTGAAACACCAATTCCACAATATATACCAGTTTCTGGTCCACAAGGCCCACAGGGGCCACAAGGAGCAAGAGGAGCAGACGGACCTAAAGGAGATAAAGGAGAAAGGGGAGAGAGGGGTTTAAAGGGCGATAAAGGTGATCCTGGAGAAAATGGTAGAGACGGAAAAGATTCAATGCCTCCATCTGGACAATTTCCTGGATGGGCATCATACATAAACAAAAACACTGACTGTAGTATTATTGGTTTGTCTAGAGGAAATGATGGATGGTCTCAAGTAGTTATAGATAAAAGAAATATATTAATAAAAAAAGATTTTTTACCAAAAACATCTGTAGACCTGTGGAATGTAGAAACTCAAAGATTAAATTTTAAGAGATTAAAAGTTGGAGCAAAGGTAGCAATAACATATGATTTTAATATTACAACATACAATAACAATACAGAAATTTGGGTAAGAACAGTATTTCCAGTATCAAATATTTCTTATACACAGTTTGTTGCAAATTTAAAATACCAATATTCTTATGATTTTTCTGTAACTCAGCATATATACCTGAATACTGAAAAAATGACAACAGAATCACCTCTTGTAGAAGTAAGGTCAGACTTTGATTCTGAGTTTTTAATTAAATCTATTACAGTGCATGTCTCTTAGTGGTATAATAAAGTCATGGCATTTCCAGGTACATACAACTTTGATTATTATCGTGGCGACACATTTAGATTTGTTATCTCTCCTAAAGACTCTAGCGGAAACGCCCTAGATCTTTCTCCATATAAAGCAACTGGAAGAGATGCAATTTTTACAATTGCTGATGCAAGAGGAAGTGCTGCTACAGAAATTTATGCATCAGATACCCTGTTCAATGGAAACTATCCACTAAATGCAACGATAGATACATCTAGCGATACAATTACTTGCACCATTACCCCTGGCGGTGGAAGAGAATTAGAAGGTGGAAGCACATATTACTACGATGTTGAAATTTATAATGGTGCTGATCTTAGATATACACTTTTAACAGGAACAATTACTGTTGAAGATGATGTTACTGGAGCAATCTAATGCCAGAGGTTGTAGTTGTTGATCCAGAACTATCTGTATATGGTCCAGTAGAACAAGTTACAGTTTCTGTAGATATTGGACAAACTGGAACAAGAGGAAGCAAACAGTTTGTTGGAACAGGAAGTCCAGGACCATCAACAATTGTAGAAACACCAATTGCAAACGATATGTATTTAGATATTTCTACTTCAGAACTTTATCAGTACATTGACAACACTTGGACTATTGTTGGTAAGTTTGCTCCACTAACATATAACGTTAATGAAACTGTTACTTTTATTTCTGGAAGCGCAGATTTTACATATGATATTAATGATATGTTTGGAATAACAGAAACAACTGGAAGTTTTGTTGTACACCATAATATTATTGGAACAACAAACGTTATAGCCTCTGTAATAACTCAGCCAACATTAACTGCTACTGATCTAGATTTTACAATTAAGGCTAAATCTTTGAGCGGAACTACCTGGTCAAATTTATCAGGGGATTATGACGTAATGATTTCAATTAGCATAGGAGAAGATAACACATCTTCTGCTTCTTAGAATAACTATGTTATAATATTTGTACTATGGCAGCCACAAATATAGGAAGTTCTAAGTATCCGCTAGCAAAAATTCCAGCAATGGCAGATCCAGCCGACATTCAGGTTGCACTTAAATATTATCATTGGGGACAAGAAACAGAGCCAGAAACAACTCCAGCGCCTGCGGGAATTTCTAAATATTTAGATGAACTTGACGGAAGAATTGACACTATTGATACAACAATTAATAATATTATTAATAAAACAATTGTTGATGCTAAAGGTGATTTAATTGTAGGTACTGGAGATAATGCTGTTGACAACTTAACGGCAGGAAGCGATGGATACTATCTTGTCACAGACAGTGGACAAACTACAGGACTAAAATGGCAAGCACTTCCAGCAGCAACAACATCGGTTGCAGGAATTGTTCAACTTAGCGATTCAACCTCTACAACATCAAGCATTCTTGCAGCAACACCAACTGCAGTAAAAGCAGTAGCAGATAATTCATTAGCAAAAACAAAAGGAATCATAACATCTCCATTTGAAAGAATGAATGTTTCTGCAACGGCAGCAACTGGAACGATAAATGTTAACATAAATACATCTTCTGTTTGGTATTACACAAGTAGTGCAACTGGAAACTTTGTAATAAATGTTAGAGGTGACGGAAGTACAACTCTGGATTCCATTATGACAACTGGTGATTCTATTACAGTTGTATTTTTAAATACAAATGGTTCAACAGCATATTACAATACCTCTGTACAAATAGATGGAACGGGAACTGGTGTAACAACAAAATGGCAAGGAGGCACAGCACCTTCATCTGGTAATGCAACGTCTATAGATGCCTATGCGTATAATATTATTAAAACCGCTAGTGCAACATTTACAGTGCTGGCATCCCAGACAAAGTTTGCTTAAAACTAAATGCCAATATTATCTTCAATAGCAGGAGCAGCAGCAAAAGTATATGGATTAATGTCAAATGCTTTACGATTAATAACTGATAATTTTAATAGAGCAAATGGATCTTTAGGAACAACAAATACTGGACAATCCTGGGATGCAACAAGAGGAACGTGGTCAATATCTTCAAATCAAGCAACATCATCAGATTCTGCAAGTACCTACCCAATGGCAACGGTAGATATTAATGCACAAAATGTTGTTGTTTCAGCAGATATAACTGATGGTGGACCAGGACTAGCATTTTGGGTAACTGATGCAAATTCATGGTGGGCAAGTTCAGTAAACTATAGAAATGTTTATACTTCTAGCGGATATTATTCTGGACAAACTATTACGTTTCCAGGATATTATGCTAACTCATATGTAACGACTGGGTATACATGCAGTGTTGGCTGTTTGTCTGGAACCACATGCGTTGATTGTGATACATTGCAGCCCATTGGTCCAGCAACTCCAATTCAGAGTTGTAGTGGTTCTGGCGCAAACTGTAACTATGTTCCACCGCAAACAATATGTGGATCAATTTCTACTATAGCAAATTGTAACTTTATAGATACAAGTTATTACACATACTATACTGAATTAAAATTATATAAAAATGTTTCAGGAACAATATCTACAGTTGCGACACAACAACTAAACAGCAACACTTCTGGATATTCTGAGGTAAACTCTGTTAAGGTACAAACATCAAATGATTCTATAACTGTTTCTGGATATTCAAATACTGGACTAACATCACAACTAGGATCTAGTTTAACAAATACTCCATCTAGTCCAACAAAAGGCACAAAGGCTGGAATTATAAAAACACCATCTGATGCAAATTCTGGCTCTCTAGTAGATAATTTTTCTGTACAGAATGTTATATGATAGAATAGTTTGAGGAGAAAAAATGACACAGCCAACACAAGAAGAAATTAACCAAATGTCAACAGTAGCAGTTGTTATAGATAATGAAGTAGTTGATATTATAACTGCATCTGATAGATTTATTGCAATAATTTTAAGCAATCCAAAATTTATTGATGTAACAAATAATAAGGATAGCGAAGGCAATCTTTCTGTAAGGCTAGGGGCAACATATAATGAAGATAGCGATACATTTACTAACCCAGCAATAAATATTAGCAATGAGTGAAAAAAGTAGATGGCAGTTATGGAAAGAGTCCCAGGCACAAGCAAAGCCTTGGGATTTATTTAATCCAGAAAATCATGTTGCTGGTGAGATACAACAAAAAAGATATGAAATATGTTTGTCTTGTCCAGAGTTAATTCAAAGCACAAAAACATGTAAAATTTGTGGATGTTTTATGAGTCAAAAAACAAAACTTAAAAATGCATCCTGTCCAATTCAAAAGTGGGATAAAATAAATTAATACCTTTCCATCCACTCTTTAGTTTTCCAAGTGATACCTTTCCAGGCTGACCAGTCTTTTCCACCATCGCTCATATGGTATGCAATTTCTGCATTTCGAACTGGATCAAACAAGTCTTCATTTGACTTTAGATTAAACTTGTCTCTTCTTTGTTCACCCATTTCTCCAAGCATGTTTATTTGAAATAAACCATAAGAATTGTCTCCAGTTTTTCTATTTGGATTCCAAGAATTAGGAGTTCCCATAGATTCTTTCATTACCGTTGCCCAAGCAACTTTAAGAGAATAGCCTTCAAACCCAACAGACTTTAATATTTTAATTAGTTCATCTTTTTCAAGAGGGGTTCCATATTTATATTTTTTGTTAGTTTTATTATTTTCCTCCTTAGAAACGGAAAAAACCGCTTTCGCGGTCAGATCTGCGTCATAGACGGAATTATAACTTAAATTATTTTCAGCATTAGCAGCAGAGTTAGCAAAAAATGCTATTGCTGC